CTTTCACCGAACATAAAATGTAAGCAGAGAAGTCCCATCGAGGACGGGTTGTCTTTCCAACCTGTCACACGGGATACCGTGATCTGCCGTACCGAAGCAACGGTACTAAGCTTCAAAGGGCCCCACCTTGGGGTACCAATCACCTCCCACTCGCCGCCGCGCGGTGTGAGATCCAATGACGGTAGAAAGTTTAACGTCATTTCCGGACTAGAAGTTGGTAACTTCTTCAGAACTTACATAAAAGCACCAAAGAAACCTCCAATCTCCTTTGCAGTGTCCAATAGCATCTTGCCGGCTCCAACACTCTGCTTAAGCAGATCATGGGCGCCTGGTAGGATATTGGCAGCTGAGTGGGTAGCGGCAGCCGTATAGGCTTGGACCGCTTCGCCAGTCGTCGCATTCCAACCCGACAGACCCTTGTGAGAGTAGGCGTTCCAAAGAACGGCCTCCCCCATGGGGTTACAATATGTCGGCTGGGGATTCATGACGCGTGTGCCCCTAGCTTCATACACTGCCCAGATTTCGCAGTCGTAGGTATTACCTGGCTCCCCACTGACGATAACACACAGTGAGGCCGAATTCAAGGGATCGGCCGTAGCCGCCTGGTACGATCTAAAGAAAGAATCATTCTGGATCGTTTGGATTCCAGCATTGTTCTGAATGGATTGACCCAGCGCCTGAGGGTGCCAGTTCAAAACATTGAGAATCTTGGGGTCGCCCAACTGAGCGGCCCGGATCTTTCTGGTCCTCGGATGGCTTTTGATGGAGTCAATACTCCACGAGGCTGCCGAACCAAGGTAGTGACCAGGGAATTCGAGCATGTGAATTGTACCTGACATGTTCGTGACTGATGAGTCTGGGGTAAGGTAAATTGCCGAAGCAACGAGCCTACCTTGCAACTCTTTCGGCGAGACATCGGCCGCGGAAAACGGGGCATCAGCCCAGAGTTGTCCGACGACTCCTATCCCGGAAGTTGCGAGAGTAGCGGCACCAGTGCCCGCAAAGGTTGCGCCGGTATAAAAGTAGAAATTTACGCCACCGCGTGGTCCACAAACCTGTGGATCTGCGACAACGTAACCGACCCCACTCGTACCAACGGCGACCGTAAACCTGGCCTTGCACCGGTAGAGACCGGTGAGTCCAGGATAGCCGCCTTGAGTCGTGATGGATCGGACAGGGTCAGAACCTCTGGGATCGCAAACCATGGCGTTATACGCCTCTGTTTGTCGATCCAAGAGTTCTTTCTGGGCCTTTTTCATGCTTTTGTAATCAGCTTCTCGTTGATTCTTTACCTCATCCTTGAGGAGTTTGACGGCAGCCGGTTGGCTGCCTGAAGGCTTCTTTGGGCCTTGACTTTTAGTTGGTTTCTTTTGCATGGTTAAGTTCGTAATTAGGAATGATAAAATTCATCTTGAGCTTTTCGAGCTCAAGCACCATTCCCCAAACCTCTCCATAGAAGAGCTCACAATGAGCAATCTTACCTGGTATCAATTTGCTTTTGAGACTGTCGAGACGACTCTTTTTTAAGACCGGATCGATCGTAGGCTCCAACTTTGTTGGATTACGCGAAAGCCCACGGGAGTAGAAATCAAACTTTTGTACCGGCACGCTGTAGGAACCTTTCAGCGGCTCGATACGTGAAGCTATCCTTCTTTCCGTTGGCTCATCGATGTGATCATGAGCAAATTTCACTGCCCCTTTCTGAAGCAGTGTGACTTTAAACTCCAAACCCTTTGGTTTGGTTAGTCCCAGGCCCCCCGCAGCGAGGGGAAGAAACCAATTGTTCGTTCCGTTGTCAGAAACTTTGCGAAGGATATCCCTCCACGTAGCAGCAAAATAAGACCAAACTTTCTTTTGGACTTCAGATGACTGATTCTTGATAGAATCAGCCACCCGATTCCAAACGATTGGATTGGAGATCTTTTCACCAAACTTATCGAACCTATCGATTAGTTTATGTCTGATGAGATCCACCTTTTTGCCGCTTTCCACCATCCACAGAACCGAATTAAATGAAAAGACTTTGTTCGAAACATACGTCTTATTCATGTTCAGCTTCCACAGATTTCCCATCCAGTCGAAATATGCCTTCACGTAACCACGTGGAAGCAAGATGACACCGTCATCTCCATTGACCCGGACAAACCATAGGTCTTTGGTAAAACCGAATGAGTGAAGAAATGCATGTTTGGCACTTCTGTGGATTGCGCAGAGAATTGGAAACGAGCGACGATCACCCATCAACTGCCCATATGAATGAGTGACGGATTCAATTCCGTACTTTTCTGGATAGTTAATCGTCGCTCCGCTCCATTTGGTGAGACATGGGTATAACGGATCCTCTGGATCGACAAGAGCACCGACGAACCTACTCGACAAATCGGGATCGATCGAGTCGGTTGCAGCGCTTGCGTCGTCTGAGACCACTACACACTCACCGTAAATTCCTTGCATTCTCTGCAACTTTTCTCGGAGCTCTTGGAAATCAAGGTCAGTGAAATCACAATTCGGCCCTTCTTGCGAATTATCACCGACCCTTCCGGTTGTTACCTCCCGGTTAGAGATTATCTTTTGAGCTCTTTTCTGAAAAGTTGCATACCCAGTCGTCTCGCTGGCGTGATGCACCGTTATCACTCGAACTTTCATTGGTTCGGTGACCGCGCAAACATTTCGCTCGAGATCGTCCTGGATGGAGCGCAATTCCTCGGTCAATTGCCACTGCCTCAGTGGTAATCTTGCACGAGAAAGAATCGCTCCAGTTTCTGATGCCACGATCCTCGTAAGGACCGGGCGGAAATTTCCCGCAATGTCATAATCATCACCTGGTGCGAAGTAAGAATTGTAGTAGCCATAGGCACCCCCCTGTTTCTGGGGAACTTCGATAGTACTCTTCATAGAGATATTCTCGACGTCGGCCTGTGGATCAAATTTCATTTGTTGAAACTGACCCCTACTATTCAAAAATTTCGCAAATTGACGGTAGACTAATTCATGGAATGTATCCTTGTCCATGTTAGACTCCTTCGCCAGGGGATTTTGTTCCCTCGTCATTTTTGACGCGTGTTTCTCAAGCTCTCTCTTTATGAAACTACTAGGCACTTTCAGTGCAGAGTTCTTGATTTGAAGAACTGTGTTTGAAAACACGAGGAACTTTGAGCCTGATCTTCTCCGCAGCACCTTCTTTATATATTGGAAGGGTTTACCTGTAAACGGGAAGTCGAGTTGTTTTCTGTTGCCTAAAGCAAACGATAACGGGCTCAGACAAATTAGTTTCCAACGGTCAATGAATTCTTGACAGCTGGTGACTCGGGCGGAATCGAACAAGAAATCCTGCCACCTAATCCTTAAATCAGGGAACAGAACTTCCAACGTTCTGAGATAGCATCGGTACAATGATGCCATCGTGCCAATGATGAACCTGCGGTCCTCCAAAGACGCAGGTAGGTTCACAAATCTTGACGTAAAATCCGTCAGATCCAATGGAACCCAATCATCATTGTCGTCCCTTTCGGTAGGACGATTGACGTTACCTTTCTTTTTGGGTTTACCAGACCCAGACAAAGTGTAATTCTTCGTCTTCCGAATAAGGAACGAATCTCCTTCTGGGAAATTCGGACCCATTTGAATATCAAACCAGGACGCAAAAAAGCGTACTGGCCTTTCTCTCCTTGATGAAGTATAGTTCATTG